AGTCGCTTGTAAGATTGCACTTAGTCTATACGATGACGTGCAGCTCTATTATATTGAAACTGGCTCCGGGCATCCGGACAACGCTCGTTTTCTATCTGATTGTGAAAGATGGTACGATCAGCCTATTCACATTATCCGAAGCGACAAATACACTTGCGTAGCTGATGTCCTACGGAAAGGTTTTATCAATGGTGCGCATGGTGCTGCTTGCACTCTTGAACTTAAAAAGAAAGTCCGGTACAAGTTGGAAAAGGAACTTGGTTCTTGGGACGGTCAAGTTTGGGGATTCGATTATGAACCAAAAGAGATTAACCGAGCTATCCGATTAAAGCAGCAGTACCCAGACACAAAGCCACTGTTCCCGCTTATTGAAAAGCAGATTACGAAGCCGGATGCCATGGGGATACTTTGGAAAGCAGGGATTGAAATCCCTGCTATGTACAAGATGGGCTACAATAACAACAACTGCATCGGTTGCGTGAAAGGTGGTATGGGATACTGGAATAAAATCCGGAAGGATTTCCCGGAAGTGTTTGCTCAAATGGCGCAGATTGAGCGTGATGTTGGAGCTACCTGTCTGAAAGATAAAGATGGGCGTATCTTCTTGGATGAACTACCGACATGGCGGGGCGATCCAGTGGAAGAGATTATACCGGATTGCTCGCTTATCTGCCAAATTGAATTTCAAGAGATCATCGACAGGCAGGTAAAACGAGTTTTGAAAGGAGAAATTAGTATTAACGATGTAGCTTGAAAAGGCTCAAAACAGTATAGAAATGAATAAAAAGGAGCAGCAAGCAATCGACTTCCTTCGCAGCATGGAACGTGACGATCCGATGTGTTTAGGCTTTTCTGGTGGTAAAGATAGTGTTGTAATTCTTGACCTTGCAGAGCGTTCCGGCATAAAGTATAATGCTTCTTACGCAAATACTACCGTTGACCCGCCCGGAACAATCAGTTTTATAAAGAAGAATTATTCACAGGTTCGGATACTTCAACCGAAGCAATCTTTTTTTCATTTGATAGAAACTAAAGGTTTACCCGGCAGAATGAGGCGTTTTTGCTGTGAGAAGTTGAAGGAGCAATACGGTATCGGTCAGCGCACAATCGAGGGAATGAGGTCAGAAGAAAGCCAATTGAGAGCATTATATGAACCAGAACAATGCGATGCGCGTAAGTGGATGAAAGGTGCAAAACATATCCTTCCGATTCTAAACTGGTCAGAAACTGATGTTTGGAACTATATCCGAAAATACAACCTTCCGTATTCTAAGTATTACGATGCGCCTTACAATCTTTCTCGTCATGGATGTGTTGGTTGTCCCCTTGCAGGATGTAAACAGATGCAGAAAGAGTTTAAGATGTTTCCTGGATATGCAAAGCGCATGATTGTCTCCATAGAACGATATATGAACAACAAGCCTAATAATGCGCTTGCAAGAAATTTCAGCGACCCGTACGAAGCTTTTTACTTCTACATCAATGAAATGCCTATGCAGGACATTAGACGGTTGAAGAAAGGACTCTTTTACTTTAATGCAAAGGAGGTTATACGGAAAGAGATTTTAAATAGAATAGAGTAAAACAATAAAGATATGAATAAGTATATCAAGCCATTTACAGTCCTGATAGTGGGCATCGCTATCGGCAATAGGGTGTTTAATCATCTCCACGCATGGCTGGGCGTGGCAATAATTACAGCCACAATAATTTTCTTTATTTACAAACTTACTAAAATTATCAAAAATGAAAAAGTTGATTAGTTTAATGTTGGTCTTTATGACCTTATTATTTGTATTGGTTTCATGTGAAAGAGTTGCCCCTAACTATGCCGGCGTCCTTATGGAAAACTACGGCAAGCAAGGCAAGGAAGATTTTAAGGTGGTCTCCGGCAGGGTTTCAACGTGGGATGGGGGGACAGAGTTGTTCCAGGTTCCGTTGTTTGACCAGCGGGGAGAGTTCAGTGCACCGGTAACATTAAAGGCGGCTGATAATACTGAATTTAGCGCTCGTCCTTCATACTCTTACAAGGTAATAAAGAGTCGTGCTATAGATGTCGTATTTGATAACAAACATATTGATAAAGCCGAAACGGAAACCGGAAAAGACGGTTTTATGCAGTCATTGGAAGATAACATATTAGAACCCCGCATCTACGATCTTATAAAGGAAGAGAGCCGGAAGTACAAAACCGACAGTCTTATGGCAGATGGCGGATCGCTTGTCTTTGAAAAGCGTCTGGAGCAAATCGTTGAGAAAGAGTTTGATAAACGTGGACTGCAATTGTTAACCTTTTCCGCTCAATTGGAATTTTCAGATAAGGTTAAGGAAAAGATTGATAGCCGAAATGAGGTAAACACTAATATTTCGGTTTTAGACCAGCAGATTGAGGAGCAGAAAAAGCTTAATGAACTCGAACAACTGAAAACCGAGCAGGCTATTATCCGGTCAAGGGGATTAACGAAAGAGATTCTTTATAAGCAGTTCATTGACCGGTGGGATGGGAAAACGCCGCTTTATGGAATTGCTCCTGAGTTTTTGAAGATAGCTAAATAAAAGAGCTGTCATACGGAATCTAAATGGATTCCGTATGACTCTTAACAGAATAGATATGAATAAGAAAGAAGTAATTAAAATGGCAGAGAAATATTCAGGTAGAACTATTTCACAAGTAGATTACATGGCAGGTTTTCAAGCCGCTTGCAACATTGTAAGAGAGAAACTTGAAACTTGCTATAACGAAGATTTTTGCGATGCGATGGAAGAACTTGCGCAGGTTGCATATATGGATTTATCTTTCGATGATTAACGTAAAACATAACAGAAATGAGTGAAAATAAGAAACCATGCCCCGAATTTCCATATTGGGGCGCAAGCTATCCAGATGCGTGCTGTGTCAATGGCAAATTGCAAGATTTAGACTACTGTGACGAGAATGGTAATCTTTATGATAAGGGAGAAGATGTTCCTTGTCCGTTCTGTAGAACAGAAGAATTTATTGAGTATGACCCGTTTAGTTGGGTAGATCATTTTTGCGAGGAAATGGAAGAGAACGGCGATGTTATTACCGACTCTATGGAACAGTGTGCTAAACAAAAGGCACGGCAGGCTTATTTGGATTGGATTGAGAAAGTAAGAGAAGTATATGGCTAATAACAGATTAGAACTGAATCAATAAGATGAAGATACAAAACTTTAGTATTCCCCCCGAATGTCGCCATGCCTCTGTTGAGGCTGTAGACAATAGGTTAATAATCACATTTGAACCGGAGAATCTTTCAGATTTCTTCTGTCAGGAAACGGACCATATAGAGCAGACTCCCAGGATCGGTGATTTAGCTTTGTTCTGGGATACTGCCTATAGAGGTTCCGCCATTATTGCCCGGCTGATAGATGAAGACCGTATAAACGGTGTACAGGCGTATCAGGCCGCCAATAATGTCTGGTACGAAAACGCCATCCGCTTTCGAAGTGACGAACAATACCGCTTAATAACTCAAAGGCATGATGTGGAAAAAGAAAACGACTGATTTAAAGAAGAAGTCTCCTAATCTGAAGAACAAGTTGGATACTGTGTTCAGCCGCTTTATCCGTTTACGTGACGCCAGGAAAGACGGGACATTTCAGTGCATCTCCTGTGGGAGGATTTTGCCTCTGGATCAGGCGGATTGTGGGCATTACATAAACAGGCAGCACATGTCCACCCGATTCAGTGAAAAGAACTGCAATGCCCAATGCCGATCGTGCAATCGTTTCGATGAAGGCAACATGCAGGGTTATCGCCGTGGTCTGATATTGAAATACGGTGAACCTGCGGTTCTGTTGCTTGAATCCATGAAGAATCAGACAAATAAGATCTCCGACTTTGAGTACAGTGCCATGATCAAGTATTATCAGGGTGAGGTTAAACGTCTGAAAGAAGAGAAGCAGATACGCCAAATATGACATATATGGAACTTTTGAAAATATGAAAGTGATACATGTGTATTTGATCTTCAAAAAGAAGAACTACTACTTCGGTTCTCTCAGTGCCATTTTTGAGCATCTGGATGAAAACGACATAGGAATTAAGAAGCGCACATTGCTGCATCGTTCAGATGAATCCACCATTTTGACAGATAGGGCGATCATCATAAAATCAACCCTGCTTAGATGCAGGAAATCAACAAAGAAAATATGATTATGAAACCAAAGAAACAATTAATTGAAACAGCCGTAAAAGATGGCAGTATAGACAGAATGAACATGCTCCTCTCAGCCGCGCATCTGTTGAATTGCGAGGCAAACAGCCTGATAGAGGAAGCATCCGATGTCATGTTGGCCAAGGGGCTGTTACTTGGAAACCTGAAGAAGCTGCATAATGACTTTGTGAAATGTGCTGACCGCTATTTCAGAGAGTTCGCCACGCTTGTAACTACGGATAAATCCAAGATGGATATGTTTGGTGATTTGGATGGCTTCGACAAGTTATTTAGAGAGTGGGCCAAGGTGCCGGCCGATTGGGAACCTAAAAAGGAGGTTGAGTAATGAAAGATATCGAATTATTTAATAATCATTTCCAGAATTATAAAGTTTACGGGATTCCCAAAGCGCAATTAATCATTGCAGATGTGCCCTACAATCTTGGAAACAACGCCTACGCCTCCAATCCTTCCTGGTATGTCGATGGCGATAACAAGAATGGCGAAAGCGATCTGGCCGGCAAAGAGTTCTTTGATACAGATAAGGACTTCAGACCTGCAGAGTTTATGCACTTCTGTAGCCAAATGTTGATGAAAGAACCGAAGGAGAAGGGTAAGGCTCCCTGTATGATTATCTTCTGTGAATTTGAAGATCAGTTCAGATACATTGAACTCGGGAAACGTTACGGGCTGAATAATTACATAAACCTTGTGTTTAGAAAAGACTTCTCCGCACAAGTCTTAAAGGCAAACATGAAGATTGTCGGTAACTGTGAGTATGGTTTGCTTTTATATAGAGACAAACTCCCTAAGTTCAACAATGACGGACGGATGATATTCAATTGCTTCGACTGGGTGCGGGACGGTGAGACTCCCAAGGTGCACCCAACGCAAAAGCCGGTGCCGTTACTTCGTAGATTGATAGAAATATTCACCGACAAGGGTGATGTAGTCATAGATCCGTGTGCCGGTAGTGGTTCTACTTTATTGGCTGCCGCCCAATTGGGACGAAAAGCTTACGGGTTCGAGATTAAGAAGCAGTTCTTTGCTGATGCTAATAAATTGATATTATCACGTATTCAGCAATCGCTATTTGTATAACTCTCTTAATATCAAAAAATGAATATAAAACTCAGGATTTAAACAATACTGGTAACGATAGAGCAATTATGAAAGACAATTCATTTCAAGCCGCCATCAAGTCTTATCTTGATGAGCGTGCCAAGGCGGACGAACTCTTTGCCAAGGCTTATAACAAAGAAAACAAGAGTATTGATGAATGCTGCAGCTATATCTTGGGAGAAGCGAAAAAGAGAGGCGACGCAGTTGCCATCTCTGATGCGGAGGTATTCGGCATGGCGGTTCACTATTACGATGAGGATAATATCAAAGTAGAGAAGATACCCGCAAATACCGGATCCTCAGTCAGCGGTTTGTCTGCCTCTACGGTACTTACCGAGGA